ACAATAAACACTGTATATTCATTGCACACGAAGACGTCCCATCCAAAGACGAACTCACTGGACAAATGATGGTATCGATTCTTGTGGGTGGTAAAATGCAGTCTGAGATCCCAGTAAAGATGTCCGAAGTGTGGCATCTTGAGGATACAGGGAAGCACCGCAAGATCACTATCAGGTCTTCCCGCCTTCGCAAACCCATGAAATCTCGGATGTTCATTTCAAGTGGAGACAGTGACTTCAATTGGAATTTCGATCCAGAGGCATGGAAAGGCGATGGAATCGAAGAGTGGTACAAGAAGTGGATTAAGAATGAGGGTCGAAAGATACCACTTCCGAAGTAGCAAGGAACCTACAGGAACCTCGCTACTTCATTTAGTAGTTCCAGCGGAATTGGCTACCAGATTTAGGGACTGTACTGGGAGTCAAGAGTTTGGTATCATCATCAGTTCCACCACCACCACTACCAACAGCACACAAGGACAGTGCCATGACCGAAGAACTGAGTTCAATTGTCGAGTATTCCGTCAACCTGAAAGATCAGGAAGAGCCGGAACCGCTTCCTGCGGGAGAGTATACCGCAGTCATTCGTGACGCCGAGAAGAGACTATCTCAACGCGAGACATTCTACGCGGCTGTTACGTTCGTGATCTCTGCCGATCAGTATCCGGCGGACTTCACTGAGGGCAATCCTGACGGCACGGTGATTATCTACCGTCGTTGCAGTCTGGAAGACAACCCTCAGGCTCGTTACGGCTGTCGTCGCTTCATCGAGGCGATTGGCGGTAAGCTGTCCAAGCAGATCGACGTTAAAGAGTGGATCGGTACGGAAGCTGCTGTCGAAGTCGAGCATGACACCTACGAAGGCGTCACTCGTCCAGTCGTCAGTCGGGTTCGCGCTGCCTAGAGATGGCCCCCATCCTAGCGCCTAACCGGGTAGCGTGATCGGGGGTGTCAAGTTTATGCTCCTATGGGCTTGACACCCCCACCTCGTTCGTGTAGTATCAGCGTATTCACTCACTAACCCAAAAAGGGGAATAGCCAGATGGCTGACGAAAAAGCAACAAAGAAGAAACGCACTCGCAAGCCCACCTACGTCGTCATGCAGGTTGTGGACGAACAGGGCAATCCGATGAACGTTACCAAGGAACAGATCAACATCCTTGGCGGCTTTACGGACGCTGAGAAAGTGCTTGACGCAATCGAGAGCGGCGAGTATCCTGGTGCCGTATACAAGAAGGTTCAGATGGGCTAGTGATAGCTCGATAGCTTGCGTAAGTCGGTACGCTGCAAGCATCTGATTAGAGGGTCGCACTCGACGGAGTGCGGCCCTTCTTCTTTTCCAGAGGACACACATAGGGGCTTGACACACAGTAGAAAGTGTGATATGGTACGCTTACATCGATACAACGTGGTGACTAACTACTGTGTTGTATGTGGTCAGTCAGCACTTCACATAGCTAAAGAAGGACTAGAGTGTATCGATCCCACCAACGTAACTGCTATCTCCCACAAAGTATCACAGAAACGTATCCATGACATACGACCCCCCTCTAAAAGTGACGATCCCGACTCCAAGTGAAGTCCCAAGAGGCTTTGGTCCCAATTCCACAGGTAAACGTGGTGGCAACCTCCGTGTCCGATGCACTAACGCTGAATATGACATGATCCAAGTTGAAGCCGAACGTCTAGGAATCACACTCGCTAACTTCTGCCGATGGTGCTCTGTTCAGGTCGCTGAACAGATGAAACTCCATCGTGAAACCGGATCAGTCAAATGGAGTGCCGAAAGTGAGTCAAATTGATGAGATTCTATTCGATGAAACACAATTGGCAGCGATTAATGCTTGTTGCGATCTATCACGGCGAATTGTGGGTGTTACAGGCTCTGCCGGGACTGGGAAGACATCTATCCTCGCCGCAGTACATCCCGCTCTTAGGAGAGCAGATCGTTCCGTGGTATTATGCGCTCCTACAGGAAAAGCTGCCAAACGTATTCAGGAAGCTACTGGAATTGAGGCTAGAACGATTCATCGCCTCCTTGAATACCCACGACCCGGCGAAGTAGACTCCAACACCGGCAAAGCGTTAGTCACAACCGACCCGAAACGTGATAGGCGCAATCCCATTGACTTCGATGTTGTCCTGGCTGATGAGTACGCTATGGTCAATGTCGAAGTTCATCGTAACCTACTTGATGCTCTCCCACCTGGGGGCGTTATTCGTATGTTTGGAGATGCTAATCAACTCCAACCTATTGAACAAATCAAGAGGTTACAGAAAGAGCCTTCCTCCTTCCTCAAGATGCTTGAGAAGTTCGATGGTATCCGTCTGGAAACCATACATCGTCAAGCAGCAGGAAGTAGCATCATCGAGAACGGTGCAAGAATCGTAGTCGGTAAAATGCCGATACGTAAGGAAGAGTTCGCATTGAAGATCTCATCCGAGCCTGTTCAAGCTGTTCAAGACTTCGTGATGGATAGCCTTGATGATGGATTTGATTATGGCGGATTAGACTGTCAGCTTATCTGTCCTACCAAGGTAGGCTGGGTAGGCACAGAAGCCCTCAATGGTGCACTTCAGCTACTCCTTCAGCCATCTAGCAAGGACTACCTTAACGTTGATAGGCATAAGTGGATAAAGGAAGAGTACATCCGCTTCTATGTGAACGATAAGGTCATCAACACCAATAACAACTATCCATTGGAGGTGTTCAATGGTGAAACTGGTCTTGTCAAAGGGTTCACGTCGGACGGATCTATCACAATCGACTTTGGGGACAGAACCATTGATATACCTCCTTCCCTTGAAATGCAAGGACGGAACGGCATATTCTATATCAACCCTCAAAAGGACATTGATCTTGCATATGCTATCACAACCCACAAGGCTCAGGGGAGTGAGTACCAACGAGTATGCTATATCATGAACGGTTCGCGCTCATGGACACTAAACCGCAAGAACTTCTACACAGGCATATCACGAGCACGCGAACACGTTACTGTGTTGACTGACTCCCGTGCGCTCACTCTATCACTCCAGAAGGCGGGAGATAAATGACCAAGACTGTCATCTTTATCAACGGACCTCCACGTAGTGGTAAAGATACTGCTGCGAAGTTCATCACCAAAGCGATGTCGAACTGTAGTGAGTACAAGCTATCACAGCCACTCAAACATGGTCTACGTGAGATGTTTCAACTCACTCCCAAAGCCATGAAGACATTTGAAGAGTATAAAGAGGAGCCTGGAGCCATACTAGGTGATTTGTCTTGGCGTCAAGCTCAGATATGGCTGTCCGAGGAAGTAATGAAGCCCATGTTTGGACAGAACATCTTTGGTAAGATCGGAGCGAGGCACATCCACCGTGACATAATCGCCCCGCGTATCGTCATCTCAGACTGTGGATTCATCGATGAAGTTAGGGCCATTAGAGATTACCGTGAGCACCCTTCCTGCTATGCACTCATTCTATACCGGGAAGGATGCAACTATGACAACGATTCCCGTGACTATGTGGACTTTGCGAGTCTCGGTATTCCAGTATTCGCGATCAACAACGATCACGATCTGGAGATGTATGAAGTTCAGGTTAAAAGGGCATTGAAGACATGGAACCTGATACCGTAACAGAAAACTGGCTTCTTCAAGAGTTCTCTACTCGGGCTAGAGCTTGTGGCCTAAAAGTAGACTGTATGGGGTCAGGTAAGCTCGATTCAGAGATCGTAGTCATTGCTGAGGCGCCTGGAGAGCGTGAGTGTGAGATGAAGATGCCACTCGTAGGTGGTAGTGGCAAGTTCTTGTGGACACTACTCGGTAAGTATGGCATTCGAAGGAATCAGTGCTATGTTACGAACGTGGTTAAGCAACAAGTGGCAATGTCTACTAAGACAGATGCTCGTAGTCCTGTTAAAACAGTTGAACTTGAACACTGGGAGGGGCTACTGGATTGGGAACTGGATCATCTGCCCAACGTCAAATACATTCTCGCATTGGGAAACTATGCATTGCACGCACTCACGGGTGACAGTGGAATTACGAACTGGCGAGGGTCAGTTGTTGACGCACTTGTTGGCAGAAATCGTAGACCCATCCAGATCGTCATCACTAACAATCCAGCCCATGTACTCAGGAATATTACTCTAGAGCCCATGTACAAGTTCGACCTAGCCAAACTCAGGAACGTGATCGATGGAAACTATAAGCGACACGATATCCGGGCCATCATTAACCCCACAGCAGACGAAGCAGTTGATTACATTACTACATTGCGTAACGATCCAGCACCAGTGGCCTTTGACATTGAGACTATTGCCAATGAGACCGCTTGCATTGGTTTTGCTAACAATGCTCACGAAGGTATGTGTATTAATTGGAGAGACAGGACCAGTAATAGTTACACCCCTGCCGAAGAACGTCATATACGGAGCGCAATTGTCGACTGGTTTCTGTCTAGTGATACATCATTCATAGCACAGAACGGATCGTTTGACGCTGGTTATCTCTGGTATAAGGATAGGATTCATGTCCCTAAGATATGGTTCGATACACTTCTCGCGCATCATACCTTATACCCCCGTATGCCTCACAACCTTGGTTTCCTCACAGCCCAGTACACCACTCACCCCTACTACAAGAACGAGAAGGACGATTGGAGAGAGGGCAGTGGGGACATCAATGAGTTTTGGGAATATAATGTTAAGGACTGTTGTATCACGTGGGCAGCTCATAAAGCTTTATGGAAAGAGTTGACTCAACAGAAGCTAGCAGGCTTCTTCTTCAACCACGTAATGCGTCTACAACCTCATCTTATACAGATGCAGGTATGTGGTATTAAGATAGATGAGGATATGAAGGATCGTGTCGCAGAGGATCTCGGACAAAGACTTAAACAACAACTCGCAGAGGTACACTCGCATATACATGTACTTACAGGCGATAGAGAATACAATCCAAATATTAGATCAACTAAGCAACTTGGAGAGCTTCTGTTTAACAAACTTGGGCTGGTTGGACGAGGATCTAGCACCAATAAGGACAATCGCGAAAGAATGCGGATACATCCTAGAACAACTGACGAACAAGTTAAACTCATTGACGCTATTAACGTATACAAAGTCGACCATAAGTTCCATAGCACCTACGCCACCTCACGAATTGACTCAGACGGTCGAATGAGGTGTGAGTACAAACAGTTTGGTACTCAGAAAGCTCCTGGCAGGCTATCCAGTACTGGAGTCCTCTGGGGTACAGGCACGAACCTACAGAACCAACCCGAACGAGCGTATCCTATGTTCGTTTGTGACGACGAGTACATGTTCTCGTACTTCGATCTCAAACAAGCGGAGGCCAAGGTTGTTGCCTACAAGTGGAACGTGGCTGGACTTATCGAGACTTTCGAACGAGCAGAAACTGAGGAGGGCTTCGACGTACATCGAGCAAATGCTGCTCGAATATTTCGAGTCCCATATGACGAAGTGCCCACCAGCGATTACAACAAGGATGGAACTCGTTCTCTTAGATTCTTTGGCAAGAAGTGCGTACACGGACTTAACTATCGAATGCTTGCACCCAGGCTGGCAGAGGATTGTAAGGTTCCACTTCATCAAGCGGAAGAAGCGTTTTATTCGTATCATCGAGCTTTCCCTGAAATACAACGAGCCTGGAAGCGCATCATCGACGAGGTACGAGTTGAGCGACAGCTATTTAGTTGTCTAGGTAGGAGGATGATATTCCTTGAGAAGATTACTGAGGAGAGCTTCGACAGCGTTATCGCGTTTGATCCACAGTCCACCATCGGAGACAAGGTTGGCGGAGTTATCTACCTATGCCAGGAGGATAAAGAGTGGCCGTCGGATGCCAGGGTCTTACTTAACATCCATGATGCGCTCATTGCAATCCACCGACCCAAAGACAAAGAGATCGTACAAGCGATCATGAAGAAACACGCTGAAGCTCCTATACCTATCAGGGGTGAGATGATATCGATAGGCACCGACTTCAAGGAATCAGTAGCAGGAGAGGATGGGATACACAGATGGTCAACACTAATGGAAGTACAACAAAATACCTAAACAAGTTGTCTACTCTTGGAATTCGTGCTCGCAACGCTATGGCATCCAGTGAAGTTATCGATGACGACTCGTTTGTGGATCTAAAACTTCGTGACATTATGAATACACCCAATCTAGGATTGTCCAGTTTTTTGGAGATATGTTTGGCAGCACACCGTGTACATGCTCGATGGAAACAAGCCCAAACTCGTTGGGGAGAGGTTTTCTACGCTATGAAGCGTAGAGAAGGATATGCCAACCAAACCTATGAACAGCTTGTAAAGGCTTATGGTCAAAAGTTCCTCAAGTCTATCCCTCTACCTGTTACTATTGACAAGGAAGCTGATAAGGTTCACTACTACGGGAATCGTACACACCCAAGAACCATCTGGGATATGGATAAGGCTGTAGAATTGATGATGGATATTGGCGAGGACGACGATGCTCCCGACGAAGATTTACAAAGATACGAAATGGTTATTAGTTTTCTTGTAGAACGGTACGCTCGGGCCATGATAAGTAATCATCACCCTATCAGGCAACTTATATCTGATATAGCTGACTATGGCTAATTAATGAAGTACCAAAATCTAGTTAAACCAGACACCTTCATCGGACAATACATGGAGTATATGTCCAACGTAGAAACACCGTATGCCTATGACTTCTGGTGTGCGCTATGGGCAATAGGAGTTGAATGTGGACGTACCGTATATGTTGATCGCCCTAGTGCTCCTGTGTTTCTCAACTGGTATCTCATACTGGCGGCTGAGTCAGGAACAACGCGCAAAAGCACAGCAGTCCGTGCGGCATCTGCACTCATTAGCGGAGATAGAGAAGTCCTTTCGGGAAAGACTTCGCCTGAGTCCCTTGAACTCATCCTCCACGAATGTACTAGACAAAGAGGCACTGCTACAGCGCATTTCGCAGTACCAGAACTTGTTACAATCCTCGGGCGAGAGGGTTACATGTCCACAATGCCGGGGCTCCTTACAGATCTCTACGATTCTCCTGAACTTAGACGATCTCCGGGCACCCTCAAATCAGGGGAGATAATCCAACGTGACGTATACATCACCTTTCTCTCAGCGTCTACTCCAAGCTGGTTGGTCACAGCAATCAATCCTAGCGTTATTGAAGGCGGTTTCACCAGCAGAGTTATGTTCATTGTGGAGGATGCTCGCAAACGATCCATCCCTTGGCCCTGTAACTCCAGAAGAACTGGACAGTCCACAGTTCAAATGGTATTGCAAGAGACATGCACAAGAGCTAGAGGAATTGGAGGACTTACTATCTCCCAAGGAGGACTCCGCAAGTTCACCAAATGGTACAACAACCGACCAGTCTCAAACGACCCCTTCCAGTCCTCCTTCGAAGCTCGTGAAGACGATCATGTGCTTAAGCTTGCCGCTTGCCTTGCCATCAACGATGGAACGTTGGAGCTGCAAACTACCCACATCACCACAGGTATCAAGGTTATCGCTGATGCCAAGTACAAGGCTAGCCAACTCTTCGGCGGATCGTTCTCGACTGGAGCTAGAGTTGGCAATGCAGTTACCCGAGTACGTGAGATTCTCATCAGTGCCGGTGGTGACGGAATACGTCACAACGCACTCTATCGCCGCGTCAATAATAGACTAGACAACACCGAGTTCAAACTACTCATGAAGATACTCCATGAGTCAGACTTGATACAAGTATTCGAGGTGAAGAACGGTGGGAAGATCTATAGAGCTACACGTAACATAGA